CGGATGGACACCGCCACCCGGCAAAAGTTGGAATTGGCTGTGTTCGTTCGACCGCCGGGGGACTGACGCGGTGCTCTATCGGTACGACTGCCCGGACCTACGCGACAGGCTCCACCGCGCAGGTTGGCGGGTCGGCACTGGCTCATTCTCCTGCATCGCAGCGATGCAAGAGCTTGGTGTCAAGGCGATTAACTTCGGCGCAGGCTACCAACTGGAGCATTCCGACCAATGCTTTGCGCCCCTCGATGACGTGCGGCGCAACGTCGCAAGGTTTGTCGAGTTCTACCGCGCACAATCGGCAACCCGCTTGCCGCATGCCCCGGCCCCGGAACCGGTGGATTGGGAGGACTGGTCCGATAGCTGGTGGTCGCCACTCCCGCGCTCAGCCAGGAACATCCGCCGAAACTCGCGACTCTGGTGGAACCGATGATGAACCCATTGATCCACGCCGAGGAGGAGGAGGCCAAGTCAGACACTGATGCATCTATCGTTGTCATCGCATCCGTATGCGTATCAATCGCGCTGGTCATACTAGGTGGATGCTAGAGGTCTAGTCATTGCGCCCTAAGCCTTAACGCCGCCCACACACACAAGCGCCGGTCAGCATTCTACGTGCTGACCGGCGCTTTTTTTTTGCCCGCAATGCCCGCCCGCAATGCGCCGCCCACAATGCCCGCCCAATCGCCAAAGTAATGCTTCCGTAAGTGCCACAACCACAACCACTTGACTGTTTTTTGCGCCGGAATTGGCTCGCTACGCGAGATTTAAAATGTTTTTTTTTAGAATCAGCATTGCTCCGCAATGGTACAAAATGATGAACCATCACCGGATTGCATTGCATGATTGGATTTTCGAGGGTATGGGGGGTGTCATTGCTTAAACCCCTCCCACAATTTTTTTCACCCCATGACTCGGCAATTTTTACCGTGTAATAATTGAGTGGTGTGGGAGGTGGGTACAACACGTCCCTATGAGTTGGGACGTGATGTAGTGATGTGGGCACACTGGCTGACAGGTTCAGCCATCCACCCCTCGACCAGAGATGTGACACATCCGAGTCTAGCCTACTATCCGGGGCTGGGTGGAGTCGTGGTGAATGAAGCAGGGCTGGACGATTTCCCTGCGCTCTCCTTGGCCGCGCCGACCTAGATGATTCGGATACGGGGCGGTTACCGGGGCGGGATTAGAGCCGAGCGAGGGGATTGTTCCTGCTTGGCGTGGGTGGATATGACGGCTCCCGCTGGGCTTGTGAAGAAAACGACCCCGCCCTCTTTCGGGGGCGGGGTGTAACATGAACTACCTTTTCCAGCTTCCGACTGGAATTGTTGTTGTCTGGCTGAAAGAGGTTTCATGTTGATTGATTTGTACACCATGTTGGTTATTGAGTCAAACGAAAAGTTTATGATATTTTGATGGGGTTATGACGGTTTGATTTGGAGGTAGAGGTCGCGTGCGATGGCCTCGATTTTTTTGATGCGTTCGGATTGTGGGAATCCCGGAGAGAAGGCCCATATTCTGCCGTTGGTTTTATCGAACAGGAGGTCGCCGTCCAAGGCGGAGCCGATGCTGATGGTGACGTGGACGACCGTGTAATTGTCGTGCTGCCATTTTTCGAGGATTTGTTTGGTTTTGTCTGATGGGTTCATGATTATTTCCGGTATTTGTCGATCAACCAGAGGACGGTGCCGCTGATGCTCTTGATTTTTTTCTTGGTTTTGATGCGGTGCAGGGCGTCGATGGCTTCTGGCGGGAGCGTGACCGTGATACGCTCGGCGTAGCCAAAGTTGCTCAATCTTTTACGCCCCATGAGGTGCCTCCGTAGCCAATGGAACGGCGATTTGGAAATCGCCCATTCGGAACCGGTATCGCTGACCGTCGATGACCAGCCAGAATCCTTCCGGGTAGAACGCTCGCGCTCCGTAGATGGACAACTCCACGTTGGCCCGGTCCACGACCTCGCAGATGTCCAGCGCCGCCTGCCGCGCAACGGACTGTATATTTTTGTGTGTCATGGAATAAAAGTATGACAATAACAGCGGTGGTGCAAGCAAATAATTGCGACCGGCGCCGATTTGTGCGATCATAGACGGTCATGAACGAAAAGTATGAAGATTTCGAGTTGCCGCCGGACATCGACCCCAAGTTGTTCGAGGTACCCGACCTCGACCCGCGCCTCAAGGCGGTGGGGTATGTCCGGGTGTCCAAAGCGGAAAAGAACGTGCCGCAGGTGTACGTGCCCATCGAGGAACAGAAGAAGCGCATCCGTGCCTACTGCGAACTCAAGAACCTGAACCTGACGACCATCTACGAGGAGACGGACACCATCGGCAGCGAGTTGATTGCCGCAAGGAAAGAAGGGCGCAAACTGATGTTGGCGGCACACGAGGGCAAGGTGCTGAACCTTGTTGCCATGAGCCTCGACCGGCTGTTCGTCAACGCGATGGACACCTTGTCCACCATGCACCGGTTGGACAGTTTGCACGTCAACATCCACCTGCTCGACGTGGGCGGTTCGATGATCGACACCGGTTCGAGCATTGGTCGGATGATCTTCCACGTCATTGCCGCCTTCGCCAAAATGGAGTCGGCCATGAAACGTGACGCTGCCAAGGCCGTACTTGGCAATAAACTAGAGCGGGGCGAGTCGTGGACGCGCAAGCCGCCGTTCGGGTACGAGTGTTACACGGACGGCGAGATGAGAACCAATCCGAGGAACGGCAAAATCGTGGAAGTGAAAAAACTGCGGAAGAACCCCGTGGAAATTGAACTGCTTGCCGAGACCATCTCCTGCTGGCGCGGCGGAATAAGCCCCCAAGAGATTGCCAAAAGGCTCAATGGCATGGGGTACACGCGGCGCGGTCCCCTAAAAAATCCGCTGACTTACACCTATGTCCGCGAGGTTTTGACCGATTGGCTGCGGTGGCGCTCGCTGGGGATACTGCCGGACGGCACGCCCTTCGACAAGGAACAGGACACGCGGATTACCGTGGAGTACGACCCGCCGGGCAAATCCAAGCACCGCCCGTATGAATCCCTGCGCTACTGGCGGATGCGGGAAAAGCAGATGCGCCAGCCCAAGTTCGACGACGATGGGAAACTCATTCCTCGTCGGAGGCTTCGGGTGCCGGGGTGTTTGCAGCGTCGATACAAGGCTGTCCAAGACCAGTCCCCGACAGAATCTTGAGGGCGCTGGCTACCAACTGCGGGTCGGTGTTGATTTGCAGGATGTTCACCGTCTTGGCACCGCCGCCGGTCGACTCTGGTCTTGTTTGTTCGGCGTATAAGTGACCCTTGTGGCTTTTAAGCAGGTGGATTCGGCTGGCTGTATCGTTGCCGAACGCGGCCTCAAAATGTCGGGACTCGATTCGGTCAATGGCGGTTGCCTGCGCTTCCTCGACCGATTCCTTGAACAACGGGTCAATCCTCATCCACCATTTCACCGTGTCAATCGGGACTTCAGCCAGAATAGCGGCGCGGCTGACGGTGTAAACCTCGGCCACGTACTTCAACACTTCGTACCGTCTCCCGCGCCAATGCTTGCGGCGCGGTTTTTTGGCTTTGTCGCCTTGCACTTTTGCCGGTTCGGCGTTATCTGGTGTTTGCATGTCGGAAGAATATAACCACGAACCGGGACGCGAAGCAACAAATCCGCTGGCTATGGCCATCAAGGCCGGTCTGATAAACGTGACGCCGCGACGTTCCATTTACAATACCGCGTGGTACACGGACAAAGAAGGTCGCCACAACGAGAAGCAACACGCCCTGCTGATGTACATGGGGGAAGAATGTCTGTTCGGAGGCGCGGCGGGCGGAGGGAAGGGGTTGACAAAAAATGGGATTGTCATGACGCAGTACGGCCCCCAGTCGTTTTTTGACCTTGAGGTTGGACATCGTGTTTATGCGCCGGATGGGTCGCTCACTAAAATCATGCAGGTCACAGACAGGGGTGAGCAGGATGTATATGACGTTGAGTTTTCCGATGGCGCAAAAATCAGGGTGGACGCCGATCATTTGTGGCTGGTGAAAATGGCCAGCAAAATACAAAAGACTCTTGCGAAACGAGGGGTTGCCGGTCGTGTTGTCCCGACATGGTGGTTGGCGCGATGGATGGAACAGCAATCAGAGAACAAACGACAATATCGACCGATGGTGCCGCTATCACAGCCGCTTGAGTTTTCGCGTGTCATTGATAACCGATGGGGTCACAAGCGATTGGTTGACCCCTACCTGCTCGGTGTGGTGATTGGGGATGGCCACATTACCGATTACAAAATTGAAATCTCATCGGTGGACGAGGAAATCTATCAGCGAATCCGTCTGCTTGGAATTGATGTTCAGCGCAAGAATCATATTCACGTACTACGCGACGACAATCGGACGTTGCGATTGCTGAATGACATGGGGCTGAAAAACGCAAGTTCGTGGAACAAGTTTATTCCAGAGCCTTACCGTCTGGCACCGGTGGCCGACCGAATCAACCTGTTGCAGGGATTGTTTGATACAGATGGAACCATTCAAAAAGACGGCAAGGCTTCCTATTGCAGCACGTCAAAACAGTTGGCATTGGATGTCCAATGGCTCTTGAGAAGCATCGGGTTCAAAGCGACAATTTATGAAAAGGAAGCCTCGTACCGGGACAAAAACGGCACAAAAGTTTCATGTCGTTTCGCCTATAACATACACGTATCTGGACAAGATACCGATTGCCTTTTCCATCTGACGCGGAAGAAAAACCGTTGCACGCCACAACAAAAAACTGGCTGGCGCACCATCACCAACATCACTCGTGCCGGTCGTGAGCATACAAAGTGCATCACGGTTGACCACCCATCGGGATTGTTTGTGGCTGACGACTTCATCGTGACGCACAATTCCGCAGGCGGGGCCATTGCCTCACTGCAATACTTCGATGTCAACGGGTACGCCGCCCTGCTCTTGCGCCGCACATGGAGCGAGTTGACCATGAAAGGCGGATTAATCCCGATGATGCGGGAGTGGTTGGCACCTTTCGAGCGAAAAAAGCAGGTGTCTTGGAGCGAGGCCAACCGCAACTTCAAGTCCAATGAAGGAGCGGTCATCCAGTTCGGCCACATGGAGCACGAGAGCGACATCTACAAATACCTCGGAACCGAGTGGCAATACATTTTCTTCGACCAGTTGGAAAACTTCACGGAAGAAATGTACCTCTACATGCACTCGCGCCTGCGCCGACCGGAGGGGTTCCCTGTCCCCATCCGCATGAGGGCCAGCGCCAACCCCGGCGGCATCAGCCACGAGTTCATCAAGAGTTACTTCATCGAAAACCAGACCGAGAACAGGATTTTCATACCGGCCAAGGTGGACGACAACCCGTTTCTCGACCGCGAAGCGTACAAGCGAAGCCTGTCGCATCTGCCGCTTCACCTGCGCCGCCAACTGCTCAACGGCGATTGGAATGTCAGAAAGTCCGGCGACGTGTTCCACCGTGAATGGTTCAACGTCGCCGATGAGTCGGCGCTGGATGGTAACTACGTCAAGATGGTGCGCTTTTGGGACGTGGCAGGGAAACTTCCAACACGGAACAACACCAATCCCGATTTCACCGCTGGCGTCCTGATGGGCAAGACACACAAGGGCACCATTGAAATCCTCGATCTGGTTCATTTCCGTTCCACGCCGCCGGAGGTTGACCGCATCATCAAGCAGACTGCCATTTCCGATGGACCCCGTGTCTGCGTCGGCATCGAACAACAGCCAGGCGCGGCGGGACTGGGTGAAAAAGAACGGTTGAAGCGTCTCTTGTCCGGCCACTGGTACACGTTTTCCTACCCCAACACCAACAAACTGCTCCGTGCAAGACCGCTGGCCAGTGCCGCCCAAAACGGCATGGTCACAATCAAGTCCGCCGGGTGGAACTCCAAGTTTCTCGACGAGTTGACATTATTCGGCCAGCCACGCATGAAAGACGACATCGTGGATGCATCCAGCGGGGCGTTCAACATCCTCGTTCCGATGCAGGAAAGAATCATGGTGCGCTCGACCCTGATGCTTGCACGTTGACTTTATTGTTGATTTCGGTTTCTTTACATACAGTCAAGGAGGCACATCATGTTACGATTGTTCAGAGCGATGTACGAAAACGCAACCGCCAAATACGAACTCAACGCGGCGATGAGGAAGCTCAAGTCAAACATTGCCAAACAACACAGCGTTGTCGTGGGGGAATCCGGCGGCCTATTAAAGTATGATGACAACTCGACGTTGTTCGACCTTGTCAATTACACCAGCGCGGACGGACTCGACGAGAGCCAGTTGGAGGAATTGCAGCGACGAATGTACAAACTGTATGTCGAACACCCGCTGGCTCACGGGTGGATTGACGTGTTCGTGCGGTTCATCGTCGGCGATGAGTTCCAACTCAAGTCTCTCGACCACGACCCGCGCACACAGGAGGTGTGGGACAAGTTCGCCGAGAACGTCGCCGGGCCGGAGGCCAGCGCCCCCTACCCGTTCGAGATATTTGCCGTCGATGTCGTGCGCCAATCGCTCATCATGGGGGAAGATTTTCAGCGCGAGTACGTTTATCCGTCCAACGGCCAGTTGGCCTATCGCAAGATGTCACCGTTATATGTCCGATCACCCGGATACCGCGCACCAGCCATCCAATCATTCGGCGTGGAAACCGCTCCCGGTGACTCCATGCGCGTGTTGCGCTACTGGTATGACGCCAACCGCAACGGCATGATGACCCCGATACCGGCAGAACAGGTCATCCACACCAAGATGGGCCAACCGGACATGAAACGCGGTCGTCCGCTGTTGATGGCGGCGATGAAATACCTGATTGAGTTGGAGATGATCTTGCAAGCCCGGCGCAAACTTCATCAGGTTCGTTGCTCGTGCGCGATTGAGGAATACGTCGAGGGCGGACCGGACATGGTGGATGCGTGGATTGAGGCGAACAAGGTGGGCGGCACCGGGGCCGACCGCGACAAAATCAAGGCACCCGAAATCGGTTCCATCGAGGTCTTGGGGGGCGGTCGCAAGCGCGAGTTCAAGACGCCCAACATGCAGGCGCAGGACGGGGACGCCGATATTCGGCGCGTGCTGTTGTGCATCGGGACGGCGCTGGGTGTTCCCGAATACATCGTGGCCACGGACGCCTCGAATAACGATTACGCCAGCATCAGGGAAACAACGTACCCCGGCATCCGCACCTTCGAGGGATACCAGAGATTTTTCGGCATGGGCACGTTCGAGCGCATGGGGACAAGGGTGGTGGAATCGGCCATTCGGTCCGGTCGGCTCGACCCCATGAGCTACAAGGAAACCGTGAAGGTGAATAACGGCGTCATCAGCCGCAGCCGGGAGTTGGTCAAGCGCAACACGAAGTTTCTGGCCTTGTATCCATCCTTGATGCCACAGAACGTCAAGGAAACAACCGAATCTCTGGTGATACACGCCGAGCGCGGTTGGGTCAGTGATCGCACGGCACAGGTTCGGCTGGGGTACAACTCTGATGAGGAACGCCAGCAAATCGAGGTTGAAAAGACGATCAAGGCGGAGGACGAGGCAAGTGCCCAGCAGGAAATGATGGCCATGATGAAAGCGGCGAATCGAAACGGAAACCAGAATGGAACCAACGGCAAACCACAAGCACCACAATCAATGCGGCTGCGCTGAAATCGCCGAAGTATCGCAGTTCGGCAAACTGGAAAACCTGTTGCGCGGCAAGAAACTCACGCCGATACGGCTGGAGATGTTTCGTGACGCGGTGGAGGTGGAGAAGCAACTGCAAAAAAGTTTTGACCAGTTCACGGCGCAGGTGATTGGGTTCCTGTTGATGCACGATGACAACAGCGGCGTGGTGGACGCCAACGACATTGAACCGGCGCTTGCCAACATGATTGCCGTCCAGATGAACAGGGTGGAGGCAATCATCACCGAGAACATCGAACGCGCCATCGCCCTCGGCCAAGACGAGGCGGAGGAACAGTTGAAGATCGTGTTGGGCACCGGGTATGTTTTGCTGTTGTCCCAGCGCGAGTTGCTGGCTCGTACCGGTTTGAATGATTTCTTGTTGAGTGGCGCAATCAGGATTCCCATTTCGGAGCAGTTGGCCAAGGTCGGGTCCGACCTCGACTTCAACATTCGCTCGCTGGTGCGTGTGCGCTCGGCGATGGGGGAGGGCATCGGCGACTACAAACGCACCTTGCAGGCCATCATCACCGGTCGAGAGACGTTCAGCGGCCAGTTGACTCGTCGCGGTTCGGCCTACGCCAAGACCGCCATTATTGCCGACACGGAGGCCAACGGCGCCTTTCACAAGGGGTTGCGCGACTACGCCGAGTCCACGGACAGATTGCTGGGATATGAATGGGTGCTTTCACCGCGTCATCCACGCACGGACGTGTGCGATTTGCTTGCGGGGTTTCATCCCGTTGGCGACCCGGTCTTGGCTGCGTTTCCGGCGCATCTCAACTGTCTTTGCATGTTGATTCCTCGCTACCAATGAAACTTTCCGTTGTCATCACCACCTGCAACCGCGCCGCGCTTCTCAAGAGGCTGCTCACCCAAGTGTGCGAGATGAAGCCGGTTGAGTGCGCGATGGACATTCATGTATTTGACGATTGCAGCGAGGACGAAACCCCGATGGTCGCGGCAACAGCAGGCGCACCGGTCTGGTATGTCCGCTACCCGAAACGTCGCGGCAAACGCGGGTTTTACAAGACGTACAACGACGCCCTCAAGCGGCTGGCAACCCATCAGGCGGATTTCTATTATTTCCTTCAAGACGACAATTTCCTGTGCCGAGATTTCTTTCGCGTGACAATGGATTACTGGAACGCCATTCAGGATAGCCAGCGTGGAATCATGATGCTGCGGCTGGACGGCAGGCACGAGCGACGCGAGAACGTGTACGACACCGGCAGGCCGTTGTTGACCGTCTGGAAGAACATCGAGTTTATGTGCTGCAAATGGGTCGAGTGCGTGTTCATGACAGATGCCTCGATTTTTCATATTCTCCCAAACGGCGTTCCCCAGCCGGACGAACGATGGTGGAAGGAAAATCCAAACGCTTCGAGCGGCGTAGCCAAGGCGATTGCAATGGGAATGCGCCGCTCGCGCAAGACCGCCTATTATCCACTTGTCTCATTCACGAAGGAGGACGAGACGAAAAGTGTGATGCACGACCACCGCCCACCAATGAAAACTTGGAGATTTTATGACGACCAATACAGCCTGCTTGGCCACATACCCCAAACGGCGAGACCAACTTGAAGTTACCGTAAAAAGCCTCTTGCCGCAGATGGACGAAGTGCGCGTGTATCTCAACGAATACACGGAAGTGCCCGACTTTCTCAATCACTCGAAGGTGTCATACGCCATTCACGGGAAAAATCATGGCGACGCCGGAAAGTTTTGGTGGTTGGACAAGGTTGTACATGGCACTATTTTCATCTGCGATGACGACATCATCTACCCGCCCGATTACGCAGAGAGGATGAACGAGCGGCTTGACCACTACAAAGGCAAGCCGGTGGTCGGGCTGCATGGCGTGTGGATTAATGAACCAGTGACCAGCTATTACAAAGACAGGCGCAAGATCAATTTTCAAGAGGCGTTGGACAAGGATGTGTACTGTCATTTGCTGGCCACCAACTCCATTGCCGTCCGCGCCGGTCGAATCAAATGCTCGATGCGCGATTTTCCGGTTTCCAACTATGCCGACCCGTTCTTTGCCGTGCTCACCCAAACACAGTCGATTCCGTGTATTGCGGTCAGCCGCCAACACCGTTGGTTGCAACAACAGACGGTCTCGGAGGAACTTTACAAAAAGTTTGGGTTTGGCGACGACGCTCTGCACACCAAAATTGTCAAACTTCTATCACCGTGGAGGATGCACAAATGTCAATAGAACACGTTCTCAAGGCGGCAAAGACAATCGGTCTGAAAACGGCGGATGGCCACGTTCGTCCCACCGGCCAGATCAGCAGCGAAGAAACGGCGTATCTGTACCAACTCGCAAGCGGGATGGATACGATGTCGTGGGCCGTGGAGCTTGGGACGTTCTGTGGCCGCAGCGGGTTCGTGATTGCCAGCGCCGCCAACGAACTTGGGAACCCCGTGCTCTGCATCGACTGGTGGAAGTACGCAGAAATGCACGGAACAACACCGGACAAGGTTACGGAGGCTTGGTATCGCTTGAAGCTGGAACCGATGCCGTACCTGTGGACGGGCGACTCGCGCAAAGCCCCAAGATGGCTTCTGTTTCACGAATGGCAGGTCGGATTCCTGTTCATCGACACCGATCACAAGCGCAAACACCTGTATCAAGAACTGGAGGAGTGGCTTCCATTGGTGAAGCCGGGCGGCATCATCGCCTTCCACGATTATGACGACCCCGACAAGAAGTTTCCAGAGATGAAAGCCGCCATCGACGAAGCCGCTGTCCGTCACCTGTGGAAATTGATTGGGCGCGTCGGCTCTTTAATCGCCTTCAAAAAACCATGAAATACACCATCGGAATCTCAACCTACAATCGCGCCCCCGTGTGGCGTCATGCTGACCTATGGAAAAGCATCATCAACCAAAACCTCGATGACTGCGAGATCATCGTTGTCGATGACGGCAGCGACGATGACACGCTCGACGCGGCGTGCGATCTTGTACATGACCGAACCCCGCCATGTCCGGTGCGCGTGTTTAAGTGCCAGCGCAACCTGATGAGGCGGACCAGCGCCCTCGCGCAAAATATCATGTTCAAAGAAGCGCGTGGCGATTATTTCATCAGCATGGATGATGACGGGGTGATGGCCCACGGCTGGTTTGACTGGCTGCGGCATTGCGACCATGACAATCTGTTGCTCTACGGTGAAATCGTGTATGTCAGCGACGGAACCACCTTCCGCGATCAGCGAACGAAATGGTGCAAACCGGGTTTGAGCATCTTGCCGCCGAGCCTCGGACTGACTTGGGGTGCCCTGTGGTGCGCTCCATTGGCGGCGATTCGCGCCGTTGGCGGTCACGATATGGAGATGCTGCAATACCGTGGTTCAGACTGTCGGTTGGGATTTTGCATCAACAAATTGATACCGGCCCTGTTTGCAATGGAAACGCCGTTCACCTTCGTTCACGATGGTTTGAGCGCCTACCGTGATGCGCTGGAATCCAGAGACCCGGAGAAGCTGAACGACTACATGAAAATTACGTGCTCGCCGTCGCTCAACGGGCGATTCCCGATCAAGCGCATTTGCAACGGCGGGGCGCCATTCTTCGCCAATGGAGCGTTATCCGAACACTACAAGGAGGTTGTCAATGTCGCGGGTTGTGTATGAGCACGCACTTGGTTGTCCATCATCGGTCGTGAGCGACGCAGGCGCGGCGAGCGAGTTTCAGAGGTCGCTGTATCGTCAACAACACGAACAAGAACCAATCCACAGCAGTGAGGTTTTCATCATGCCATCCAGAAAACAAATTGCCGAGTTTGTTGATGCCATGTTCGAGGCGGCTGGCAACGACGAAATCAACTTGAGGATATTGCGACTTCATTATCACAACCGTCTTGGCGGCAAAGAGATAGCAGCCATTGTTGGCATCACGCCCAACGCGGTTTGGATTCGGTTGTTCCGTATGCGCGAGTCAGCCAAAGTACGTGTGAAGTGAAAACTTGAAGAAATCCGGTATTGGGATTGGTGAACAGAAGTGTCGCCATGCCTAAACACGCTCGCACAACAACCAATCCAGTCCTAGAAGAAGCGTCCCATGACGGCGCGGGAGAACAGAAGAAAGACAGCCAACCGACAAAGAAGGACGTGGCAACCACCTTTGTCATCGAGCAGGCGAGGTTGTCGGCGTTCCGCGTTGACCGGGAGAAGGGTGTGGTTCATGACGTGGCCATTTTCGGGCCTCCGCGCAAGGGAAATTATTACGTTTCCGATCAGGGGAGGCACTACGCCGAGGGGTTCCACAAGCAAATAGCCGAGTCGTGCAACAACTCGATGTGTTTCCCTTTTCATCCAGATGTTGACTCTACCACTGGCGCATCCAAGTTCCGTTCCCCCCGCGATTCCTACGGCAAGTTCAAAAACCTGCGAGTAGTCAACGAAAATGGATCGCTGATGGTGCGCGGAGACCTTTACGTGAGGCCAACCAAGAAGGATGAAGTCATTGAATTGATCGAACAAGGGGCGGACCAGTTCGGTTTTTCCGTTTATCTTCCGGCGTGTCACACCTATTTCGACAACACCAATGGAGTCGAAGTGTTCGATTCCATCGCCAAGGTCAAACGAAACCCATCAATAGATTTCGTTGAGGCCAGCGGCTCGACGACGAATGTTTTTGAATCAGCAAACGAGGACAATACCCCGCCTGATTTAACCAAGGAAACCAAGGAGGAAACAGCCATGACAAAGGAAGAAATCCAAGCCATGTTGGAAGAACACGGCAAACAACTGCTTGCACAGATCGACCCACAGTTGAAAGCCGCCGCCGAATCGGCCAGTCAGACCGCCAAGGCGAAACGGCAGAACATTGTGGCCGAAAAGATTGCCGCCAAGAAGCTCGACGCGAATGATATTCCGTCCAGCTTGCGGACGGTCTTGGAAACCTGCGAGGAAGGGAAAATTGAGTCGTTCATTGACGAGCACAAAGACTGGTTGGCTGCTCATAAACCAGTGGTTGAGGGAGCCGGTGGCACGCATGAAAATGACGAGCAACGGCGCACTACTGGAGTCAAGCTCGACACAACGGAATCCGCGATTGAGAGCGTCACCGAGCGCGGACTGATCTCGGTCATCGAAAGCATGAGCACGGGCGTTGGTTCCGCCGCGTCCCGCGACATCCAGATGTCGGAGAAGTTCTCCGCGTCCGCGTTGGGGCGCATCGGAAACAGCCGGTTCCGCGACCAGCAAACCCGACAACTCCGCAAGATGGTGATGGAAAACGCCATCGGATACAGCCTCAAAGATTTGTTCGAGGTATGCACCGGCAGGCGGGTCCGGTCGGAGCGCGAAGTCAAGGAAGCCGCGCTGGACACCACGTCCTTCTCCACCATCAACGGCGCGTTGCTGTCGGGGGTGATGATCGAAGCCTACGACATTACCAGCGAGGGCATGATTGCCACACGGTTGTTCAGCCCGTACCGTTCGGCAAAACCGACCGAGACCTACGGCGGCATGACGGCTCCCGGCGTGATGGGCAACGTCGCCGAATTGGGCACGCCCAACCACGCGACCATGTCCGAGAAGTACGTCACCGACCCGGCGACGTTCCCGGCCAAGCGTGCGGTCATCGTGGCGGTCAGCCGCGAGGAAATCATTCAGGACGCCACCGGTCAAGTGATGCGCCGCGCCAATTCGGTTGGCGAGGAAGCAGCCATTGATCTCGAAGTCACCCGACTCAAGGGCATCTTCGAGTTTGGCGGTGTCCAGAGCTATCGCCCCAGCGGCGTCGCCTCGGATATTTTCGTGGCGGCCAACACGGTCAACAACAACCCGCTCGCAGACTGGACGAACCTCGAAGCGTCGGCCTTGGAACTCGGCGCTCAAGTCGATGAGAATGGTCGCTTCTTGGCGGCCAACCTCGCCCGTCCGCTCATCATCGTGGTTCCGTGGGCGTTGAACTTCACGGCGTCGCACTTGGTCAACCTGACCGAGATTGAGGAACGCATGAACAGCGGCGCGAAGATTCAACGATTCCGTTCCAGCCTGAACGGCACCATCGTTTTGTCCAGCAAGTATCTCGACTCGTACAGCGAAACGACATGGTACATGGGCAGCGAGCGAGGCTGGAAGAAACAGTACATCGAAAAACAACTCATCCCGTTTGAGGTCGTGCAGATTCCGCAAGCCGAAGTGCAGGCGACAATCACCGACCAAGTGGCCGGGGTGAAATGCGAATACTGGAGCTTCATTGTTGCTCTGGACAACAAATACGTCGAGAAGAACACGGCTGGCGCAAGCTGATGAGTGCCATTGCGGAACGCCAATCAGAACTGCTATCGGAACGAGCGGCGCTTGAAATACAGCGCCGCTCGATTCAGGCGGACCTGACCAACTCGAAACAGGCGTACCGCTATGTGGACACAGGACAAGAGGCTGACCGCCATTACGGGTCTCAAATCTTGGAGCAGATCGACAGTCGATTGAAGGTCATCAAGGAAGAACTGGAACAAATGCCGTCTGGCGGCAACCAACCGATTGCCATATCGGTTGACCCGCTGGGCGCAGACAACAGCACCTACGCGACAGGCTCATGATTATCAACGAACTATTGGATGCCGTGGTGGAAACACTGCAAGCTGTCAACGACGATGACAGTTCGCCGTATTTTCACTTTGTCGGTCGCGGTCGGATGCTTCCGCAAGCATTGGACATGATTGAGCGACCGGCTGCCTTTGTGATCCTGATGGAAGAAGGGCAGACATCGCAGGACTTTGACGCCATGCTATCGGGGGTTGTTTTTGGTGTGTTGATTCATGGCGACCAAGCACCGGCGAACGGCGACATCACAATGGAGGCGTTACGGGTCAAGGATTCCGAAACCATCGAGACAGCCATCAAGGCCAAGTTGGCATTGGAAAACCAAAAACTGCACGATGATGTTTCGCCGATCAAATACTTGAAAACGCAATCGCCCGAAACCAATCTGGCCATTCCGTTTGGTTCGGTGATGGCTGTATTCAGTTGTTTCTACGCGGAGGAACGTCCATGACGCTTTTTGAGGCTGACGTTTTATTCGCTGTGGAGGCAGGCCCGAAGATTTTGGCCAACGCGACCCGCGTTGTGGCCGACGAAATGGCGTCGATGATTTTCCCCAAGCAGAAACAATTTCCATCATCGCAAGCCACGTCCGAGGCGGAACTGTTCACCTTGCCGGTAAAGCCGCTAAAAGACAGCACCATCGAG